TCTATTGTTTCTGCATCGGCGCAGATGGGGGGTTAAGTTGGATAGTCTTGAATCATGGCTAATCCGGCGAAACCTCTTGAAACTAAGCGGGCTTTGGGCAATCCTGGCAGGCGGCCTTTGCCAGACATTTCGGCCACTATTAGTTTGCCTGTTGGCCGTGTTGAGCCTCATCAGCCTTTGGATTGGGCTGGCATGTTGCTTTGGAATCGTGTTTTCAATACTGGGCAGACTTGGATTAGCCCGCAGACTGATGTTGAGTTGTTGTTGTTGACTTGTAAGCAGTTGGATAGGCAAGTTGTTTTGGAACGCCAGTTTGTTGAGCGACCTGATGATTATCATGTGCATCGCCAGTTGCTTGATCTTGAGGCGGCTATTGTTTCTAATCTTGGCAAGTTGGGTTTGACTGTTGATGCTCGTTCTAAGTTGGGTTTGGCTGAAATAAAAGCCGAATCTAAACTTGAGGCTTTGAAGCGCCGACAAGCTGAGCGTGAAGTTGTGCAGGTGGTTGAGGTTGTTGCAGAGTAAGGCTTGGCCGCCTGCTTGGGTTACGCCTACTGACATGAGTTTTGGTTCGCGTGGTGCTGATGCTGTGGACTTTATCAATACTTTTGTGACGTTGACTAAGGATTCAATTGCTGGTTCGGCGGGTGAGCCTATTCAGTTGCGACCTTGGCAAGAGCAAATGTTGTTTGAGACTTTGGCTTTGGATGAGCAAGGGTTGTATAAGCATCGAACTGCTTTGTGGGGTATGGGTCGCAAGAATGGTAAGTCGGCTTTGATTACTGGTTTGGGGTTGTATTTTCTTTTTCAAGGCGATCAGGGTGGCGAGGTTTATTCTTGTGCAGCTGAGAAGGAGCAGGCGCGTATTACTTTTGGTGATGCCCGCAAAATTATTGAGCGTGAACCTGAGTTGGCGGCGATGTGCAATGTTTATCGCGATGCAATTGAGGTGCCTGGCACTGGTTCGGTTTGGCGTGTTTTGTCTGCTGAGGCGTATTCAAAAGAAGGTTTGAATGCTAGTGCCGTGATTTTTGATGAGGTGCATGCTTTACAAACTCGCGCTATGTGGGATGTTATGCAGTTGTCGATGGCTTCGCGTAAACAGCCAATAATGTTGGCTACAACTACTTGCGGGGCTAAATATGATGCGACTGGGCAGGATTCGACTGCTTATCAGTTGTATCAGTATGGCCAGAAGGTTGCTCGCGGTGAGGTTGATGACCCTAGTTTTTATATGGCTTGGTGGGAAGCGCCTTTGGATGCTGACCACAAACTTGAGTCGAGTTGGGTTGCCGCTAACCCTGGCTTTGGTGATTTAAATTCGCAAGCCGATTTCGAGAGCATGGTTCGCCGGACACCTGAAGCCGAGTTTAGAACTAAACGCTGTAATCAGTGGGTTTCGGGGCAGACTGCTTGGTTGCCTGCTGGTTCGTGGGATGTTTTGCAAGGCGATTACATGGTTAGCCCTGATGATGAATATGTTTTGGGTTTTGATGGTTCGTTTAGCGGTGACACTTCGGTTATTGTGGGGGCAACTATCCCTAAGACTACGGATGATAAGTCGCATTTGTTTTTGGTGAAGGCTTGGGAAAAGCAACCTGAGGATTATGACGATTGGCGCGTAGATACTCTTGATGTTGAGCAGGCCATCATTGGTTTTTGTCAACAATTCCCTAAAGTGAGAGAGATTGCCTGCGACCCGTTTAGGTGGCAGCGATCTATGGCCGTTCTTGAGGATTTGGGCTTACCTATTGTCGAATATCCATCAACTTCGGCTAGGCGAATGGTTATGTCTTGTGCAAAATTTTTTGATGCGGTTACTGAGTCGCGTTTGACTCATGATGGCGACCCTTTGCTTGCCCGCCATTTAGATAACTGTGTGGTTAAGAACGATAATTTGGGTGTTCGTATTGTGAAAGAGAATCGAGCTTCGCCACGCAAGATTGACGCTGCTGTGGCTAGTGTTATCGCTTATGACCGCGCGACTACTAAACTTGAACAAGAACCACAAGCTGAGTTTTTTATTTTCTAAGGGTTGAATTTGATTGCAACGATAATGCAGGCGACTGGGGTTGCTTTGGTTGCTGTGGGTTTGGGTTTGATTTGGTTGCCTTTGGGTATTGTTGCGGCTGGTGCTGGCTTAGTTTTGTTTGGTTTGGCTTTAGAGAGAAGTAACTAATGTTGAGTCGAGTTTTGCCAGGTGCAGAGAATCGTTCGATTTCGTTTCAAACTATTTGGGGTGCAGGCGACCTAACGAGTTTTGAAACTCAGGCCGGTTCTTTTATTGACTATACGACTGCGCTCACTATCAATTCGGTTTGGGCTTGTGTTTCTTTGATTGCTGACACTATTTCGGCTTTGCCTGTCGATACTTTTATTCGCAAAGATGGTATTGCTTACCCTTATCGGCCTCGACCTGCTTGGGTTGCTCGACCTGATGCCATGATCAATGCCAATAGTTTTTGGCAGCAAACAATGATTAGCCTTTTGCTTGATGGTAATGCTTTTATCCGCATTTTCCGTGACCCGATTACAGGCCAAATTTTGTCGATGATGGTTTTGAACCCGATGAAGGTCACTGTTTCGCGTAAGGCTAATGGAACTAAGCGTTATACCTTTACGGGTGAGGATGGCAAAGATTTGTCGAGTGACGACATTTTGCATATCACTGGTTCGATTTTGATGCCTGGCGAGATTCGCGCGAAGTCAACTGTTGATACTTTGAAAGAGAATTTGGGCTTGAGCATGTCGCTTGAGTCTTTTGCTGCACGCTTTTTTGGTCAAGGCACGCTCACTCAGGGTGTTATTGAGTATCCTGGCACTTTGTCAGCTGAGCAGGCCGAGAATTTGGCTAAGTCGTTTGACCGTATGCATAAGGGTTATCGTAAGGCACATAAGACAGGTATTTTGTCGGGTGGCGCTACTTTCAAGCCGACTCAGGTTGCTAATGATCAGGCTCAAATGATTGATTCGCGCCGTATGGCTGTTGAGGACGTTGCCCGCATTTTTCGTGTGCCAACTAATTTGATTGGTTTGGCTGAGCGTGGCTCTCAGTCGTATAACAGCAATGAACAAAACGCTATTTCGTTTGTGACTCACACTTTGCGGCCTTGGTTGGCAAAACTTGAGGATGCGTTTAGCGCTTTGTTGCCTGAAACGGCTTACATGGCTTTTAGCGTTGATGATTTGTTGCGTGGCGACTATGCGACTCGCATTGAGGGTTATGCCAAATTGCTGCAAAATGGTGTTTTGTCAACTAATGAGGTGCGCCGTAAAGAGAATTTGCGCCCGATTGATGGTGGCGATGTGGTTCGTGTGCCTTTGGCGAATGTCAATATTTCGGCTGCCTCTTTGACTGAGGATGAGTCTAAGGTTGCGATGGCTCAAAAACTTATTGGTCTTGGTTTTGTGCCTGAGGATGTTTTGAAAAGTTTGGGGCTTGACCCGATTGCTCACACTGGTTTGCCGACTGTGCAAATACAGAATCCGTCAACTGTGCCTGCTGGCAGTTACCCGACTGGGCAATAATGCCTTATTTTATTTCTAAGACTGACTCCGGTTGGAACACTGTGAAAGAGGATGGAACTGTTTTGGGTTCTCATGGAGATAAAAAGAAAGCGATAGCACAAATGGTTGCTCTATCAATAGCTGAAAAGATGCCTGTCGGCGGCGAGTTGAAACGCGATGTTGTTGCGCAGGTTGGTATTAGCGACATTGATGACACTTTGTTTGTCAATAATGCTATTCATCAGGATTATTACGACTGGCTTGACCACCAGAATGTGAAATTGTATTTGGTGACTGGCCGTGATGAGTCGCAACGCACTGACACTATGGATCAGTTGGATTCTTATAACGTTCAATATCGTGAGTTGATTATGCGACCTGCCGAGATTCCGCCTGCTGGCACGAATGATTGGAAGGGCAGTGTTGCTGCTGAACTTATCAAGTCGGGTGAGTCCATTAAGTTTGCTGTAGATAATGACCCTGCTGCGCGTGCAGCTTACAAGAAGGCTGGAGTGCAGGAAGTGCTTGACCCTAAAACTATCAACTATGAATCTAACCGTGATTATGGTGATGAGATGCCTGAACCTGTAGCGGTTGAGGCTGTTGAGCCGACTAAACAGGATTTGGCTGATGAGTTGCGTGAGTTGTTGGGCAATGTTGTTTCGGCAAAGTTTTTGGCTCATGGAGCGCATTGGAATGTCAAGGGTGTTTTGTTTTCACAGTTCCATGAGTTTTTTGGTGAAATTTATGAGGATTATGACTCCGCGATTGACCCTCTAGCTGAGAACATTCGCAAACTTGATGTTGATGCGCCTTTTACTTTGCCTCAATTCGTTGCTGATACCGAGATTGATGCAACCTTTGTTGGTGGCGACCCTGTTCAGTTGTCTTTGGCTATCTATAAAGCTAATGAGATTCTTGTGGGCGACATTGTTGAAACTATGGACACTGCTGACTGTTTGAACCAGCAAGGTATCTATAACTTTTTGGCTGACTTGCAAGATCGTTTTGGCAAATGGCATTGGCAATTGGGTGCAACTATTGGCAATGATTTGCGTGATGAATATGCGGTTGATGTTGAGGAAGTTGATGAAACTCATGTTCCGTCAGTTGCTGAACCTAACATGCCGGCTAAAGACATGGGCGAAACAGATATGCAGATGGATTCGGTTCGTTTTATTGACCCGACTCAGGTTGCTGTTTTGGCTAAACGCGGTGAGCGTGTAACTAAGGGCATTGAGCGTAGGCAGATTGTTCGTGACCTTGAAATTCGTCAAGTAGGCGATGGCATGACTCTTAGGGGTTATGCAGCAGTTTTCAATTCGCCGTCTCAACCGTTGCCGTTTATTGAAACTATTTTGCCTGGAGCATTTAGAGATTCTTTGAACTCGCGTAATGATGTGAAGTTGCTTTGGAATCATGACACTGGCACTGTTTTGGGTTCGACTCGCGCTGGCACACTCAAATTGAGTGAGGATGCTCATGGTTTGTTAGTTGAGGCACAGTTGCCTGACACTCAAGCTGGCCGTGATGCTGCAACTCTTATCAAGCGTGGCGATGTCAATGCTTTTAGTTTTGGTTTCCGTGTGCCAACTAATGGCGATGAGTGGCCTTCAGCAGATCAGCGTGTTTTGAAGCGTATCAACATTCATGAGGCTAGTTTGGTTGCGTTTCCGGCTTATACGGCAACTGAAGGCACTGCGAGTGTTCGCACTGTAACTGATTTGGCTGACAAGATTGCTAAATTGGCTGAAATTCGTGGTGTGAGCGCCGAGGATTTGACTAACGCGCTTTTGGCTTTAGAGTCGGGCGAGGAGTTGACTGAACAGCAAGGTGAATTGTTGACTGAAACTTTAGGTAAAGTTTTGCATAAAGAACCTGATGTGACTAATCCTGCTGCTGTGCTTGACTTAAAGAAAAAGCAACTTGACCTTTTGATGTCAAAAATTTAGTCTAGTTTTTACTAATGCAGGTCGTTTTGTTCATTTTCCACCTGCTTTTTAGTAGAAAATAAAAAACAAAATAATCCCTTCCCTTATTTGTTTCCCTCTGCCAGACCTTTCACTGGCAGGGGGTTTTTTTATGGCGTGTGTCTGCATGGGTTATAGGCTTGTTTTGTTGGGTGTGTTTATCCCCCGATTTGGTCAAGTGCGTTTATCGCTGGATCATCAAACCTAATAACCCTTTTTTATGTTCTCGAAAGGAACAACAAACCATGAGCGAATTTATCGCAAAACAGGTTGATGCTAAGGCTAAGGCTTGGCACGAAGCTAAGGAACTGATTGATTCAGTTGAGGCTCGTGGCGGCGTATGGTCGGGCGAGGATGAGGCTAAGTATGCTGCCTTGACTGCTGACATCAACAAGCGCAATGAACTAATCGAAATTGAACAGCGTGAGGCTAAAGTTGCTGCTGTTGTTTCAAATGCTGCAGTGAACTTTGCTTCGGCATCGTCTGCTGACACTGAGGGCGACATTTTGCGCCAGATGATTGCTGGTGAGATTCGTGGTCACGAATTTCGTAGCATCACTGGTTCGTCAACTGGTGCGCCAGTGCCGACTTCGTTCTATAACGAGATTGTCAAGGTTGCCCGTTTGGTCAACCCTTTGCTTGACTATGCAACTGTAATCAACACCTCTTCAGGTGAGAACCTACAGATTCCTAACCAGTCAACTTTCTCGACTGCAACTATCGTGGGTCAGGGTGCTTCTATCGGCACCAGCGAACCAACTTTCAACGCTTTCACCACTCTTTCGGCATACAAATTCTCTGCTTTGGCTCAGCTAAGCCGTGAACTTGTTTTGGATGCAGGCGTGGACATCGTTGGCTTCTTGGCTGACCAGTTCGGTAACGCTTTCGGTAACGCTATCGGCAATAAGGTTCTAAACGGAACTGGAACTGTTGAGCCTTCGGGTATCTTGGCTGCTGCTGGAACTGGCGTCACTGGTTCAACTGGTGTATCGGGTGCGTTCACTGCAGACAACGTTGTTGACTTGATTTACAGCCTTGACGGTGCGCTTCGTGCTAAGCCTTCATTTGCTCTATTGGCTAACGCTCAGTCGATTGCGGCTCTGCGTAAGCTCAAGGACTCTTATGGCCGTTACTTGTTCGACATTGGCCTAGGTCAAGACAAGCGCGATCTTGTGCTTGGTGTTCAGGTTATCGAAACCCCTTCGATGCCGGCTATTGCTACTGGTGCTGCATCATTGGCTGCTGGTGACTTGAAGGCGATTTACATGCGTAATGCTGGTGGCCTACAGGTTGACCGTAGCGATGATTACGCTTTCGGTAACGACTTGGCTACTTGGCGTGCAACTTGGCGTTTGGACTCTGCTCTTGTGCAGAAGGCAAATATCAAGATTTTCAAGGGCGCTGCAAGCTAGTTCCTGTTTCACTCGAAAAGCCCCTCAAGACTTCGGTTTTGGGGGGTTTTTCTTATACTCTTGAACCATGTCGAAATCTGCTATTGCTCTTTACTCAAATTCGCCTGGTCAACCGACTGGTTATGGTCAACAGGCTGAACAGTTTTTGTTTCGCGCTAAGAGGGCTGGCCATAATGTTGCCGCTATCTCAAATTATGGGCTGGAGGGCACTCGGTCAACTATTGATTTGGGTAACGGTAAGTTTCCACATTATGCGCGTGGAATTGATGGTTATAGCAATGATGTGATTGCTTTGAATGCTGCTCATTTCAAAGCTGAGAACCCTAATCTGCCGTTTGCGTTGATTACTCTTTATGATGTTTGGGTTCTAAATAATCCTTTGTTGGAGCAATTTCCTATTGGTTCATGGGTGCCGATTGACCATAACCCTGTGCCGCCTGCTGTTGCTGCTTGGTGTGCTAAACCTAATGTGACTCCTATTGCTATGACTAAGTTTGGTCAAAAAGCATTAGCGAATGCGGGTATTGATTCTGTTTATGTGCCACACGGTATGGATAGTAAGACTTTCAAACCGACAGATAAATGCAGCGATGGCACTCCAGCTGAGTCTTACATGCAGGCTGAGGGTCGTTTTGTGGTGGGCATGGTCGCCGCCAATAAGGGTGTTTATCCTAACCGCAAAGCTTTTGGTGAAAACATTATGGCTTTTAGCATGTTGGCTAAAAAGTATGATGATGTTTTGCTGTATTTGCACACTGAGGCCATTGGTGCTTACGGTGGCATCAATTTGCCTCATTTGTTGGAGAGCCTGCAGGTTGACCCTAAGCATGTGCGCTTAGTAGATCAGGTGGCCTATAAGTTTGGTATTGACCGCCAAACTTTGGCTTGTGCTTTGACTGCTTGTGATGTTGGTTTGGTTACTTCGTATGGTGAGGGTTTTGGTATCCCGACTGTTGAGTTTCAAATGTGTGGCACTCCTGTTATTGGGTCTAATTTTGCTGCAACGAGTGAACTTGTTAGCGATGAGGGTTGGTTGGTTGATGGCCAGCCTTTGTGGGATGCGCCGCAGCGTTCGTATTTCAACATTCCTAGTGTGATGGGTATTTTTGAGGCTCTTGAGGCTGCTTATTTGCGTGGCAAAAAGACTTCGTTGACTCAATATCAGGCGACTATTGATTTTGCTAAACAGTATGATGCTGATGTTGTTTTTGATGAGTTTTGGAAACC